AACAACTGATCCTAAACATTGGTGGAGGATGGGCGATGGAGATACCTACCCTTATTTATTTGATAATGGTAGCGAGGCGAATTGCATTTTTATAATGAACTCAATGACAAGTGCTGACATAGTAAATGACGTACCATAATGGCAGAAAGAGCGAAATATTGTAAATGTCTTAATACTTACACAATAAAAAAATGTAAGAAGAAGAAGTGTAAATCCCACCCTATTTGGAAACAAGGGGTGGGTAATATAGGTGGTAAATCATCTTAATTTCAAACAAGTGTTTTTTAAATAGTTATAATAATATAAAATCGAAACAATGAGTAAATCCAATGAAACGCTTAACAGTATAAAAGAATTGTTAGGCTTGTCTACACCAAAAGAAGTTGTAGAAGAAGTTGCTTTAGCTGATGAAGTTGTTGAAGAAGTAAAGGAAGAATCTAAACAAGAGATGGTTCAACCTAATTACGTTACTGAACAACAATTATCAGAAGTAAAGAACGAGTTATTCTTAATGATTCAAGCATTACTTGAAGAAAATAAGAAACAAGTAAAAGAAGTTCCACAAGAATTAGCTAAAGAAGTTAAGGAAGAAGTAAAAGTGGAATTAGAAGAAGTAAGTGAAATAGTACACTCTCCTGAAAACGAAGTAGAAAAGAAGCAAGTTAACTTTTCTAAGTCTGTGGTTAATATGACTCCACAAGAGAGAATTTATGCAATGTTAAATAATAAATAATAAATAATAAAAATGGCAACAAGTACAAGTATAACAACAAGCTATGCAGGTGAATCGAAAAATCAGATTATTTCTGCTGCATTATTAGCAGGAAACACTCTTGCACAAGACGCAATTACTTTTAAACCTAATATTGTAGGGAGAGAGGTTGTAAGACGATTAGAAACTGATGGATTATTAAAAGGTGCAACCTGTGATTTTACAGATACTTCTACTATCACATCTACAGAAAGATACATCGACCCTAAAGAGTTTCAAGTAAACTTAGAGTTATGTAAGACTGATTGGTTTAACGATTGGAATGGATATCAAATGGGTGCTTCTGCTTTCAGAAATATGCCATCTACTATCCAAGAGTATATCGTACAATATGTAGCTGCAAAAGTAGCACAGTCTAACGAAAACCTTATTTGGACAGGTGTTGATGGTGCTGATTCTTATGATGGTTTCACAACTTTATTAGCTGCTGATACTGACTTACCAGCTAACCAAAACATTACAGGAACTACTGTAGATGCTTCAAATGTAATTGATGAGATTGGTAAAGTATACGCTGAGATTCCTAAAGCTATCTTTGGTTCTCCTGAATTATGCTTATATGTATCACAAGACGTTTACAAGGCTTATTCTATCGCTTTAGGTGGTTTTGCTGCAAACGGACAAGGTGCTGCTGGTATCAACGTAGCAGGTTTAAATCAAGCATTTGCAGGATTACAATTTGCAGGATTAAGAATATTTGTAGCAAACGGATTACCTGCTTCTACAATGGTTGCTGCTGAGAAGTCTAACTTATGGTTTGGAACTTCGATTGCTTCGGATTGGAATGAAGTTAGATTGCTGGATATGAGTGATTTAGATGGAAGTAAAAATGTTCGTGTAATTATGAGATTCTTAGCAGGTGTACAATACGGTATCGTTGAAGAAATCGTAGCTTACGGATTGTAAGATTAGTATTTAGATAATGTGAGGGTAGGTGGATAAAGTCTATCTACCCTTTTTTAATAACAATAAAATAATAAATAAATGAATTGCGATATTAGTAGAGGACGTTTGGAAGAATGTGCTGAATCAGTTGGAGGTATCAATGCTGTTTACTTTGTAAACCACGATGACTTAGGTGCTGCTACCTATGACGTTACAGATACAGATGTTATAACAACTTTTGCAACATCAGGAAACGCTTACAAGTTTGACGTAAGAGGTGCTTCAACATACACAGAAACACCTACCAAAAGTAGAGAAAATGGAACTACATTCTTTGAACAAGTTTTAGAATTACAGTTACCTAAGTTAACTAAAGAAGACCATAAGACAGTAAAATTATTGTGTTACAACAGTCCACATATCCTAATCGAGGACAACAACGGAAACGTATTTGCAGCAGGTTTAGAATACGGAATGGATGTATCAGGTGGTTCAATAGTTACAGGTGGTGCTATGGGAGATATGAGTGGTTATACACTATCTTTTACAGGGCAAGAAAAAGTACCTGCTAACTTTTTAGTTGGTGGTGCGACTCCAATAGAAACTGTAGAAGATACAGGACTTACAGTTGTTGTAGGTTTATAATAGTTAAATACACTATAATTAAAGCACTATCTTAATTGGTAGTGCTTTTTTATTTAAAACAAATAACTACATTTTTGTTATATAAGTATGTTAATAATGTTACCAAATAATTCCGTACAAACTATCAGCTTTATGCCAAGATTTGAGGTAAAGACTGGTAACATTGAAGTTAAGGTTCGTAAGGATGGTTATGGGCAAGAAGAATTTGTTAGTGGCTTTGCTGTTACACAAGAATACAGTTCAAGAGTGTTATCTGATGGTGGTACTACTGAATCTTTAGGTTGTATAAATAGTGAGTCTTTTATTATTGGTTTTTCTAATGAAAGTTATTATTCTGAATTAGATGTTAGTTTTGACTTCTTAACAGAGGGAGATACTTACTATTTAGAAATGTATCATAATAGTAACTTATGGTATAGAGATAAGATATATGTTACTTCACAGACTGATTTTAAAGTGAAGCATAAACAATCTTTAAACAACTACGACCAATATAACGAACTTGACGATAACACATATATTATAAGAAATTAATTATGTCTGATAAAGAAAAAATACAAAGTGGGTTTAGAGTTGTAAACTTATCATCTTACGAGATGCCTACAGTAAAAGAGGTTTACAATAAAGATTATATTTGCTTTGGTGAAGATAATGCTTACTTTGATAGATTAGTAGAATTATCTATGGTATCAGCTACTAACGCAAGATGTGTTAATGGTATATCTGATATGATTTATGGTAGAGGGTTAGAATCATTAAACTCAGATAAGTTTCCTAAAGACTACGTTAGATTTAAGAAGTTACTTAAACCTAATGATATTAAGAATATAACAAAAGATTACTATACGTTAGCACAAGCAGCAGTACAGATAACATATAATAGAAGTAAGACAGAGATATTAAAAGTATCTCACTTTCCTATGGTAACACTTAGAGCAAGTAAAGCTATTAAAGGTGTTATTAAGTCTTGGCATTACCACCCTGACTGGGAGAGCAAAGAGCCAAATGATAAGACTAAGATTATACCAAGTTACGGTTGTGGTAATAAAGGTCAATTAAACGAACTTTACATAATCAAACCTTACAGTCCTAAATTCTATTACTATGCACCTGCGTTTTACAATGGTTGTTTACGGTATGCTGAATTGGAGGGAGAAGTATCACAATATCATATTTCTAATATACAGAATGGTTTAGCACCAAGCTTGTTTTTACAGTTTAACAATGGAGTTCCTGATGAGTCTACGCAAGTTAACATAGAGAATAAAGTTAACGATAAGTTTAGTGGTAGTTCTAATGCAGGTAAGGCTATGATAGCTTTTAATGATTCACAAGAAACTGCTGCAACTATTGAGGCTATACACTTACCTGATGCTCACGCACAATATCAATTCTTATCTGATGAAGCAAGAGAAAAGATAATGTTAGGACACGGTATTGTATCTCCTATATTATTAGGTATTAAAGATAATACTGGTTTTGGTAACAATGCAGAGGAATTAAGAACTGCATCAGTACTAATGGATAACGTTATTATTAGACCAAGACAAGATGAGTTGATTAGTGCTTTTAAAGAAATATTAGAATTTAATAACATACACCAAGATTTATACTTTACAACATTACAACCTATTGAGTTTACTCAGTTAGATAATATCTCTACAAAGATTAAGAGAGAAGAAGAAACAGGTGAGAAGTTGTCAAGTGATAAAGAAGTAGATGATTTCTCTGAGGAAGATGGTGATGATATGTTAGAGCAATTAGAAGAACTTGGAGAGGTTTTAAGCGACGATTGGGAGTTAATCCATAGTGAGATATACCAAGAGGGTAAAGATGTCCTTAAAATGGCTGAAATCAAGTATAAAGACACAAAGTCAAGTGAAGATAACGACATATACAAAGTAAGGTATAGTTATGCACCAGTAAGAAAGAGTCCTAACAGTAGAGATTTCTGTAAGAGAATGGAAGTACTTACTCAAAGGAAAGTAGTATTTAGAAAAGAAGATATTAATATGATGTCTTTTAGAGGTGTAAACAGAAAATTAGGGCATAAAGGACTGAATTACAGTTTGTTAAAGTACAAAGGAGGGAAAAACTGCCATCATTATTGGGAAGTACAAGTGTACAGAAAAAGTAATGGTAATAAGGTAAATCCTGAAAAGGCTTATGAAAAAGGTTTAGGGCAACCTAACAATCCAAGTGAGATGCCAATAAGACCTATAGATATGCCGAATAGAGGTGGTATATTAAGTAAAATAAGAAAAGGTTTAGGATATGAGTAAAGCATTATTTATAACAGTAAAAGACTTAAAGGACAACTCCATAATATCAGGTAATACTGATGGAGATAAGTTGATACATTATATTGAGGTAGCACAAGATATTCATATACAACAGTATTTAGGTGGTAGACTTTACGATAAGTTTCAAGAGATTATACTGAATGATGATATCAATACACCTGCTTATAGTGATTACAAGTTACTAAGAGATAGTTATATTAAACCTATGTTAATATGGTTCTCACAAGTAGAGTATTTACCATTTTGTATGTTTAGAATTAACAATGGTGGTTTATCTAAGCATAGGGGAGAGAGTGATGATTTTGTAGACTATGGTGATATAGATAGAATGGAGTCTAAGGCAAGAGCAAGAGCAGAGTTTTATACTGCAAGGTATATGGATTACATCTGTAACAACTCTAATAAATATCCTGAGTACAATCAAAACAGTAATGGAGATATGTACCCTGATAAAGATAACAGTAACTTTTCAAGCATCGTATTATAATGAGAAGCAAAAGAGGTGAGTACAAGCAAAAGGATAAGCATATTGAAAAGCTAAGTAAGTTTTTTAAGACTTTGGTTAAGAAAGAGCAAAAAGAACAATATGACAAATAACATTAATTTCGGTAAAATATACGAAACAACTTGGTGGGGTATAGGTGTTACAACCAACTCTATTTATTGGGGTTCTATTTATGATGATATTGCTGGATATCCAGCTTTTATTGAAATTTACAGAGATAGAGTT